CGTTTACTGTCAATGCTGTGGCCAATAGAAGTGCCAGCATTGCCCTTGCTACGATTATCAGTCAAAGTCTAACTGCAGATAAGTTACGTGATTTTGCAGCCAACATCGCTGGATCATTCACACAATCCACCTCTGCTTCAAAACTTATCGAAGCCACAGTAAGTCTAAGTTCACAGTTCTCTCTTTCTGCAGTTAATACTAAGTTAGTATCATCTGACGTTTCACTGTCAGGTGCATTTACGCCTGTATTGACTGTGGATGTATTCCGTAACAGTTTTGCCGTATTAGATTCACTGATCACTGTTACTGCCAGTGCAACCGTAACTAGATCTACTACAAGTAATCTAACTACTGTTGGTTCCTTGTCAGCAAGTATAACTGGCACACGATTGGCTTCTGCTAGTTTGGCCAGTGCATTTACACAGACCGCACAGGGCAATCGTGCAAGTCGTAGACGCATACCTACAGTTTATTCAGGTGGCAGATATAATAACTTAACCATATCCAGTGATCAAAGCCAATTTGGCGGTGCCAGTGCCAAGTGGTCAGTTGATGCTGCTGTCAATGAATATGCCTATTTTACACCATTCAGTAATGGCAGTAATTATTTCATATTTGACATTGCTGCTGCTTTTGTTTATAACGGCACTGGTTCAGGTAATTTTAGTCGCAATGCTGTAACTGGCGACTATCCTGTTAGAAAAGTTAGATATATCAATGGTCAGTTTGTCAGTGCTTATGGTGCCTATGTTTATACCAGCAGCAATGGCATATCTTGGACTAGAACAGCACATGGCATTGCTACTGGTAGTTTTAGTGCCAATGATATTACCTATGCCAACGGACTATATGTTATGGTTGGTGATATTTCAACCCCCGGGGTAGGCTATATCTATACCAGTCCTAACTTATCTACTTGGACATTTAGGCAAGGTGCCGGGGGCATTGGCAAAACAGTATGGGCTAGTGGATCTACTGTTATAACGGCTGGTGCAGGAATGTATAGATCAACAAACAGCACAACATGGACTGCTATCACAGGTGTGGTTCCTGCAGGCACCTGGGCCTATGATATCCGTGCTAATGGCACTGACTGGATGATGGCATTTGCACCTAGTGGATTTAGCAGCGGCACTGGGTATGTCAAGACCAGCACCAGCGATGGATCTAGTGGCACATGGAGTTCAAGTTATACATTACCTGGAACAAGTTATGATCCAACAATCAGTTATGGTAACAGTAGATGGTTTGTAGGTGGTTGTGGTGGAGCACAGGCTAATCAAAGCTGGATAACCACTACAGATTTCAGCACCTACAATGAAATCACTTTTAACACTGATATTCGACAAGTATATCCTCCAATATACACCAATGCTGGATATTGGATTGGCATAAGTCGTGAAGGATTAATCAGCACTGATGGCATAAACTTCTCAAGTATGCCTATAGAGCAGATCTATGATACACTGCAACCATATGTTGAGTTCCCTGATGATGAAGCCTGGCACACATGGAAGACTATTGATTTTTGGTATAGACATCCTGCAGATGGCGCTCAGTTATTAGGTGTATTCAATAAAGATATTTTGTATGATCGAGCATGGCAAATACAAACCTACAGTAATGGTTTAGAAGTTACACAAGATTCAGGATCCGCGACACTTAATGATTATGATTGGGGTAAATCATGGACTGTTGGTCAATGGTATCACATTAGATTAAGCCTTGATGGCACCAGCCTAGCCCTATACATTGACGGACAAAGAATCAACAGTGGCAGCACCAATACTGGTCCATCAGTAGTTACACTGGCCAAAGTGTTAGACAACACTAGTAATCCTTTAAGAATAGGTGGGCCATCTACTAGAACTTATAATGAATATTTCATTGATGAACTGTTAATCACCAATGAACTTAAGACTGCCACATCAACTAGCAGTTTCACAGTGCCCTCAGCACAGTGGACCAATGACGCTGACACACAGTTATTGTTGCATTTCAACAGTAACTTCAGTGATGATGCCAGCCAACTGCCAAGAACACAAACTGCCACAGCAGCACTGACTTCAGCATTTACATTATCAACAAGTCCAGTTAAGAATGTAGATGTAGCCATTGTTGATGCTGGTTTTGCCACAGTGACAGTTTCAGTTACTAAGATTATTAATGGCATTGCCAGTTTAACCGCTGTGGCATCAACAACTGCAGATGTTACAAGAATTAAATCACTAGCCAGTGATCTAAGCAGTGCTGCCACAGTTTTAGTTGATGGAAATATATTAAGGTTTGCCAGCAGTTCAATGTCATCGGCATTTAGTCAAACTGCCAACAACTCAAGAACTAGAGATGCTGCAATCACCACTGATGCTGTATTCAGTGAATTGGCTGCAGTGGTCAAGATTGGTCAAGGCCTATTGGCCATGGATGCTGTGATCACTGCCCTAATCACAGCAGTTAAAACAGCAGAAGCAGTGAGTGCTCAAACTTCACAATTTGCCACAGGCATAGATGCAGTCAAGACCACTAACACATCTGCGGCATTGGCTTCAAATCTATCACTGTCTGCTGACAATTCTAGAATTAGAAATGCTGCATTGGCTGTTGCCAGCGAGTTTGCTGAATCTGCTGATGTCAATGTTGTAGCCAGTGCCTCAATTACTGCTACATCTGTGGCTACTGTTAACTCTGTAGCCAATGTTGTCACAGACACCGCAGTGTCTCTATCTAGTCAATTTAGTCAAATAGCCATTGGGTTGAGAATACAAACTGGCACAGTGGCATTGATCAGCACTGCAACTGTCAGTGCTGATGGTATCAAAGCTGTAGAAGTTTCAGCAGCCATTAGTTCAGCATTTAGTCCTGTAATGACTGTAAATGTCACTGCTGGTGGCGAGATTGTCTTGGCTAGTGCATTTAGTCAAACAGCCGCAGTGCAGAGATCTGCCGGACTTGCAGCCGCTGTCTCAGCACAATCTAGTTTGTCAGCTTCAGCCACAGGAACTATTGATTTTGTCATTGCTGTAACATCCGCATTTAGTCAAACAGCCACAGTATTGAGAATACAAACCAGTGCAGTGTTGTTATCTAGTTCAGCCAGTGTCAATGCTGATGTCACTGTGATTAGATCTGCAGAGAGCAGTGTCAGTGCAGAGGCAGCGGTCACAGCCACAATACTGAGAATTAAAACCAGTGCTGTATCTACTTCAGCCGTAGCTAGTAATTTGGCTGCTGTGGTCAAGATTGGTCAGGGATTGATCACACTGGATAGTCAATCAACATTGACTGCTACGGCTCAGAAGACTGCCACAGTTACAGCCTCATTTGCAAGTTCAGCACAGTTAACAGCAGTTAACGTAAGAACACGTAGGTCTGCAGTGACTTTAACTGCTGAAGCCACAGTGTTTGCAGAAGGCACTACCAACATCACTGGTGAGGCTGATCTAACATCACAGTTTACTTTGACTGCACAGGCCAATCAAACTGCCACTGTGATTGTGATCACAGCCAGTGCTGGCACTTTGTCAGCCACTGCATTACGCAAGAAGTCATTGTCAGCGGCATTGATTGTCACAGGTGCTGAATTGGTCTTAGGTGGTCGAATTACCCAAGCCACAGCAGCATTAACTGCACAAAGTTCTTTGACAGGCAGTTTAAGTTATGTGGTCAATGCCACTGCTAGCCTAACAGGATTTGCAGCCACAGTCACAGTGATTGACATCATACACATTGATGCCAAATTGACTTGGATGATACCAGCCGAAGATAGAGAATATCTAATCATTGAAGAAGACAGAGTTTACTCAATCATTGAGGAAAACAGAGAATATACCTTACAAGGAGCATAACATGACCACAGGATTTTATCAAACCATACAGGGCTTATCCATTGAGAAAGACCCAGAAGCCGACTTGACCTACACACTGGACTGGGCCAATTGGCTACCCACTGGTGACAGTTTGTCAGCATCTAGTTGGACCATTTCAACTCGTGCCAACGATCCAGATCCTTTGCTCAAAGTCAGCAATGGCATACAAGGAACCAAAACCTACATTCGGTTGAACAATGGGCAAGACGGCAAGACCTATACTGTGACTGCTCAGGTCACTACCACTGACGGACTGATTGATCGCAGATTCTTCCGTGTAAAAGTTTTAGCCCGCACTGCCTAAAGACAAAAATGCTGTTTTAAGTCTTTGATTTTATTGAAGAAAAAACAGCATTTTTTCAGTTTATTGACCTAGACATACATAGGCCAGTGCTGCCAGATCTTAATCTCTGTTTAAGACCCATCTATAAGTATTGGATGGATCCAAAACTATTTAAACAGCGTCTTGAAGAACTGGCAGAACTCAAGACTGTGCGAGCACCTCGCTCACCAGCCCAAAGAGCCGCAGAAGAACCTGAAGAGATATTCCGTAATGGCAAAACATTGGTCATTGATGAGAAAAATAATCCTACCAATATGCTGGCCATAAAGAAAATACGCAATCAAGAACAGATATGTGAGGACTGTGATCGCTTTGTAAAAAACAGAGTGGTAAACTACAAGGTTCTGGATTCACCCCAAAGGCATTGGCGTAAGAGTTGTGGCAGTTGTCAAAAGACATTCAATCCCGAAACTGGTCAGTTTGATCTGATCAGCACCAAAGCAGGCTATGTCTATGCTTGTTTTTTCAACAAAGAAAAACAGTCTATTTCTCGTGTGATTTTTAAGAAACCTACTAAATAAAACTGAACAAGATGTCTTTTACTTATTGCCATTAGTTTATCCGTTCTTGTTCAACCAGATGCGGCACTGCTTGAGGTTTTTGTTCTAAATCACTCACAAGCTATCTCCGTTATAAAGGCTGTCACTTTCTATAACCCATCTGGCAAAACTCCTCGTTTTGGGAAGGCTCCGCAAGGGGCTTTCTTTTTGTCTAAAATTTAGCCATAATGATGGTTTTTTGAACTTGTTTGTTAAATACAAAAAGGGTCAAAATGTCACAGCCATATATTGTTCTTAAACAAGAAGTTCGCTACAGCACCAAAAATAAATCAAACTATCATGTGATCACCATGGTAGGTGCACTAGACCGACATGAGTATTATACCTATGTTGATGTCAACAATCGCAACTACCGATATTGGACACGAGTGATTAACAGTCCTGACTCAGGCTTTGTGCTGAAAGGATGCCAAATCAAACGAGACAATCTTATTTCAGCAGACAGCCGCATTACCATAGTTTGGCAAACTGCCAATGCTGAAGATGTGTTCAGTGAACTCTATGACATATGGCAAGAACAAGACAAAGAAACTGCCAATCACTATTGACACAGCCAATAAAATAACTTAATATATACAAACGCAACGACAGCCGCGTAAAGGAGATCCACATGACAGCAACAAAAAATCTACAAATAGGTGTAGATGCTTATAACAAAGATAATAGAGATAATAAAGAGAATAAAAATAATTATTGTGAACGAGATAACTCGTTATCACCTAGTTCTCTTGGCCTCGCCTCATACGAGGCTCTTGAGACAGACAGTAGGGGTCAGGTGCCCCTGGCTTCCAGCCAAGAGGAGGGGGCTTTGCCTCATTTGTCTCAGGCACGAGCACCTACACCTCTTGACTCAGATCAAATCCGTGGCTGCATCTTGCAGTTATTTGACAACGGAGAGGCAGCACGCCAACGCTACAAGTTCAAGTTAAGACTAAACCTCACAGATGGCACTAACCCAGAGTTTATTGCCAGTCTTACCAAAGACTTCAGAAACTTTCGCAAGTATATTCCGGAACCCTATCGAAACTCAATAATTGAATTGGTCCAAGACGAAAGACGCTGTGTCAAACAGCAAACTGGCAGTTATCCTTACTGTGGTAAACTGCATCTCAACACTGTGAACAGCCCAACTGCTACTAAACAGATTGAGCCTAATACTTTTGTCATAGTTTGGTGGGACCCAGAGGACAAAGGTTGGACTGGCATTGTCAAGTTCCAAGATTGGATACACAAGTTTGATTTGTTCACTGACTACCTCACTGTGAAACAAAAGGCCATGGGTGTTAAATGTCAGGACAACTGGCAAAATCCCAAACATGACAAAAGACAGCGTCCTTTAACTTGGGCAGAACAGAGACAGCAATGAAATATCAATACCAACACATTAAAATGCCCTATGGCAAATACAAGGGTGTTTATCTCAAAGACGTTCCTGATGACTATATCAAGTGGGGCATACTAAACTACACAGACCGAGGCATGGCTGAGATGATGAGCACTGAACTGCAACGTCGATATCCCAAAATGAGAAAATGACAGCAATCAAACATCAATACGTGAGAGTTGACACATTTAACCTATTATTAAAAGGTATCAGTGCCCAATGGCTACATGATCAAAAGGACTGTGAATGGCGTGAGGACTATCAGTGCTTTTTTATCTTAAAAGGCAGTCAAACTCACACCGTGGCCGCACTGAAATACGGAGACATATTTGACTAACTTTACACTAAAAAAACATTGGGGCTGTGTTGATCATGACAGTCGATGCAGTATTGATCACAGTGAATTTTCTGATGAATACTTTTGGGAGTTTACCAAACCTGAAGATGTGTTGGCCACAGTGATTGATCACAGTGATTTGGCTAGATTTTTGTCCAGTGGTGGTGGCATTGAAATCACAGATGAACCCAATCCCCTGCCCAGATTTCATAAGATCACTGTTTGGGCCTATCATCCCAATGAGAAATGGCTTACCTGGATCAAAGTAGCACAAAAATGACAGCCAGAAACAATGACAAACCATTAACAAAACAGTATAATATCAACATGCCACAAGATCCTAAACCCAATCTAAGCCGTGAAGCCATAATGGCCAACATCAGTTACTGCAAAGCCAAGCAGGATCATCATATGTTTTTAGTCAAACAGTTTAAACAGAAAGAACAAGAATATGCTAAAATGCTTTATGACCTTGGTTATATAAAATAAAACTCTTTCTGGCAAGTTTGAAGTTTTAGCCCATAATTCTGTGGGCTTTTTTGTTTTTAGTTAAATACAAGATGCAATACAAGTATGTGCCAGGCAGCAAAAGCCTAACGGGAAGAACACGTAAGACCACACCAGAAAACTGGATCAGTGGTCCAGATCCGCATCAGCATGAACTGTTCTATGCATGGCACAAGCACAGAGCACAGTGCAGATTTCGCCGAGAACCCTATGAATTGACCTTTGAAGATTGGCAGAGCATATGGCATAACCCCATGGACTTCTTGAACAGAGGTCGACAGCCCGAAAGTCTAGTGTTGACAAGAAAAGATATCTCAGCAGAATGGAGCGTTGACAACTGTGAAATAATCACAAGACTAGACCAACTGCGTAGAGCCAACGAATACAAAATGGAGAGACTGAGAAATGCTAGATCCACAATTTGATCCTCTAGGCGATCTTCAGTTATTGAAACACAATACCAATCAATTGATCAACAGCCACAACAATCATGACACTGCCATCTCAGTGATCTGCACACAGCACAATAGACTCAACAAGTTGATCAATGAACAACAGCGAGAAATCACAAGACTCAAGGCCGAAATAGCCATGATTAAACAGAGTTTGACTAAATAAATTCATAGTAACTGACATTGCTATAAAACTCCGTTAACGCAACTGCCTCTAGATCCAAAAGGTCTAGGGGCTTTTGTTTGAAAAACAGTCAATATCACAGGGTTTATTTTAGAGTCTCATAAATACAAGATGACAATAATAGACAGCGGAGCCATCACAGCACACGCACCCAAGGCACCTTCAGAAGAATACACTGAAGTTATACCATTGGCTGTAGAGTCAGTTAATCCCTCAAAGACTGGCAACAAGCCTAAACAACTGGTGGCTGTAGAAGTCTATGGCTATGAAGTAGGTCGTGGCATGCGCAAGCGTGTGGTGACCCCAGAAGAAGTATTCAAACTGGCCGCACTGGGCTGCACTGACAGAGAAATAGCCACTTGGTTTGACATTGCTTATGACACCTTAAGATACAACTTTACGGATATCATAGCCAAAGGACGCCAGGAAATGAAGACACAACTGCGTCATGCCATGTTTAAGAACGCACTAGGTGGCAATGCAGCCTTGCAGATCTTCCTAGCCAAGAACATGTTGGGCATGAGTGATAACCCATTAGACAGTGAAGATCGACAACCTTTACCCTGGAATGATCAGGAATGAAGTTCACAGTGGAGTCATTGACGTTTATTTTGTTTGGATTCTTAGTAGGCATTGGTGTTTACTTAGGTCAAGCGTTTTGTAGAATACTGTTTAACTGATGAAATACGATATTATAATATGTGATCCACCTTGGGACTACGGCGGACAAACACAGCATGGTGGCCGGGGCAAGAAAGACAGTGGTGGTGCCCTCAAGCACTATCCAACTATGACTGTGGATCAAATGATTGATCAAATACATCCTATTGATTGGGCAGAAGATGATTGTCTTTTGTTCATGTGGAGTTCATGGCCTCACCTTAATCAAGCAGTGCGTTTGGGTGAAGCATGGGGATTTCGTTATGTGCATACCCCCTTTATATGGCACAAGATGAAGACCAATCCTGGCTTCTACACTATGACACAGACAGAACCCGTGCTGTGCTTTAAAAAGGGCCGTATACCACAGCCTCGTGGCACACGCAATGAACGACAGGTAGTTGAATGGCCTAGAGGACGTCACAGTGAAAAGCCACGTGAAGTCCAGGATCGTATCACACGTATGTTTCCCACACAGAAGAAACTAGAAATGTTTGCACGTGAACCCTACACAGGATGGCACTGTTGGGGCAATGAAGTTGACTGTGATATCTAATGCTTTCAATGACATATCAAACATATAATCAAGACTGCCGACAGGGATTAAAAAATATACCCACAGCATCAGTGGACTTGATTTTTACAGATCCTCCTTACGGTATTGATGGTGCCGAACTTGATCGACATTACAACCGAGACGAAAGTAAAGTTGTAGTTGGTTACATTGACATAGACCGAGATCTTTATGGTGATTTTTGTAGAGAATGGATCACAGAATGCAGTAGAATATTAAAACCCACAGGCAGTATGTATATTGTCAGTGGATATTCAAACCTACATCATATTCTAAACGCATTACACAGCACAGACATGCGTGAAATCAATCATATCATTGCTGAATACTCATTTGGTGTCTATACAAAAAATAAATGGGTCAGCAGTCACTATCATGTGCTTTACTGGGGTAAAAGCAAACGAACTTACTTCAATGGGCAGGCTAGAACTAGTGATACTCGACAAAGTTACAATGACAGACTCAGTGTTCAGAAACTCACTAGAGAATATCAACCCAACACAGTTAAGAATAAGAATCAACTGCCAGTAGGTTTTATAGAAAAGTTTATAGAATACAGCAGTAAGCCTGGTGACACAGTGTTAGATCCATTTGCTGGTAGTTTTTCAACAGGTGCCGCAGCCAATAAATTACAAAGAAACTTTATTGGCTTTGAACAGAACGTTCACGCATACAACACCTTTGGTCAAGAATTAGCACAATGCCCCTAAGTGCCACGCAACAAACAGTAGCTGACTGTGACAAGCGATTTCGTGTTGTCATAGCTGGGCGTCGTTGGGGTAAAACAACATTGGCCATTCGTGAGATGTGCAAGGTAGCCAGAGAGCCTGGCAAAGATGTTTACTACATCAGTCCCACATACAGAATGAGTCGCACTATTATTTTTAAACGTCTTAAAGAGAAACTGTTGGACCTACGTTGGGTAAAGAAGATCAATGAAACCAATTTAGAATTCTATTTGAAGAACGGCAGCACCATAAGTCTCAAAGGTGCTGACAATCCAGATAGTCTACGTGGTGTCTCACTTTCAGCAGCCATATTCGATGAGTTTGCATTTATGGACAGTGAAACTTGGGACACTGTGATCCGACCAGCATTGGCAGATCAACAAGGGTCAGCACTGTTTATCACCACACCCGTAGGAAAAAACAATTGGGCATTTGACATGTTTAACATGGCTGAGTCACATCCAGATAGTTGGGCCAGTTTCCAATATACCACACTGCAAGGCGGCTTTGTTCCTGAAAGTGAGATCCAGGCTGCTCGCAGTGAAATGACAGAACAACAGTTCAAGCAAGAGTTTGAAGCCAGTTTTGTAGTTGGACAAAGCCTTGTGGCTTGGGAGTTTGATCGCAAGGATCATATCAAAGAACTGCTGACTCCTGATTTATCTTTATTGCACGTGGGCATGGACTTTAACGTAAGCCCTATCACAGCCGCTATATTCGTGCAACAAGGTAATGTCATGTATCAAGTAGATGAAATACACATGGAGAACTCAAACACACAGGAACTTGCTGATGAACTTAAAAATAGATATCCAAAGAGTAAAATCGTTTGCTATCCCGATCCTGCTGGGCGGCAAAGGAAAACGTCAGCTGGAGGTCAAACTGACTTTACGATTCTCACCAACGCAGGCTTTACTGTCAAAGCCCCTAGTAGACACAATGCAGTCCGTGACAGAATCAACAGTTACAATGCTAGATTGAGATCAGCAAATGGTGATATTCGCATGTTTATATCTAATAAATGTAAATATACAATAGACTGTTTAGAGAAGTTCCAATACAAACCTGGCACACAGATACCAGACAAGGATTCAGGCTTTGATCATATGTTTGACGCTGCCAGTTACTGTATAGATTATATGTTCCCGTTGAAGAGAGACGTGGATCCTAACTTATTAAAACCACAACGCTGGGGACACGCTCTAGCATAACAAGGACAAGAATTAAATGGACGCAATACAAACACTCAGCACCGAAATAGCCGCACTGATGACGGGCAACAAACTCTATGATGCCTACAAGGATCAATGGACTTATCTGCTGGAAAGTTATGTGGGTGGAGAAGAATACCGCAATGCTGGACATCTTACACGCTATCAACTGGAAACTGCCAGTGAATACTCAGCAAGACTTAAGACGACTCCCTTAGAAAATCACTGTCAATCAGTGATACAGGTCTACAACAGTTTCTTATTCCGTGAACAGCCTGAAAGAGACTTCAGCAACAACACAGAGTCATTTGAACTTGAAATGTTTCTACGTGATGCGGACCTAGATGGACGCAGCCTAAACAGTTTTATGAAAGATGTTGCCACTTGGAGTTCAGTATTCGGACACTGCTGGATCATGGTTGCCAAGCCCAATGTTGGTGCTCAAACTGTTGCTGATGAACAGGCGTCAGGCGTTCGTCCTTATGTGAGTTTGCTAACACCCTTGACCATGTTAGACTGGACTTGGAGCCGCAACGCTATGGGCCGTTATGAACTAACCTACATTCGTTATCTTGAAGACAGCAATGGTGATGTGCGTGTAGTCAAGGAATGGTATCAAGATCGTATTGTCACTACAGAATTAGATGTCAAGAAAGGCGTTATCAATGAAGTCCTTGAAGAAGTCAACGGCCTAGGCAAGATACCAGCAGTGTGTGTTTACAATGGTCGAAGCATTACACGTGGCATTGGCATCAGTGACATTGCTGACATTGCTGATCAACAGCGGTTTATCTACAATGCTACCAGTGAGATTGAACAGACAATCCGTTTAGACAGTCACCCAAGTTTAGTTAAGACACCAGAGACCATTGCAGGCACAGGTGCTGGTGCTATCATTCATATGCCAGAGAACTTGGATCCTGGCTTACGTCCTTTCCTATTAGAGTTCAACGGTGCTGAAATATCCAGCATTCAAAGTGCTATTACACACGCTATTAATGCCATTGACAAGATGGCCAACACTGGTTCAGTTCGTGCTACAGAAAGCAGAACAATGAGTGGTGTTGCTATGGAAACAGAGTTTCAGTTGTTAAATGCACGTCTAAGTGAGAAAGCAGACAATCTCCAACTTGCTGAAGAACAGATGTGGGACTTATGGTTCCTTTATCAAGGTGAACAGTGGATGGGTGAAGTTGAATACCCAGGTTCATTTAACATTCGTGACAGTGGCAAAGAGATTGAACAACTTCAAATGGCCAAGAACACTGCCACTGACCCTATTGTGCTACGTAAGATAGATGAACACATCCTAGAGTGGATGGGCGAAGAAAAAAGTGATTTAACATTCATTGATCCAAATCCACAAGTAGGCCGCACATATCCAGATGGTGAAGTGATCAACAGCAACTTGCCTAATGCATACCAACCAGCAACTAACGCAGAAGTTCCAGCGGGCCAAAACTGTGGCAACTGTGAATACTACAAGCCAGGCGAACTCTATTGCACTAAGTTTGATGCCCCAGTTCGTGCTGTATTCTGGTGTGCCAAGTGGGAACCTGTTGAAGAATATTAAACCGGGAGCGAATCGGTGAAACTAAAGAGCACAGCAATCAAGAGTTATAGACTCCTGCAATTAGAAAAACAAAACAATTGCTGTGCTCTTTGTGGCGATGCAATTATAGATGATGCTGTGTTGGATCATGATCACAAGACTGGTTTACTTAGACAGGTCTTACACCGTGGCTGCAACTCAATGCTGGGCAAGATAGAAAACAACATGCCCCGCAGTCGCATGAACAGAGACAGACTAAGAACATTTGCAAACAATCTAATGCAGTATATTGAGACTATACATACTGAAATAACTCACCCAACACATAAGGAGAAGAAGATGTCTAACCCACTACCAGTCCGAGGCATGAGAACTGCCAAGAACAAGAAGCGTCCTAAGCCACCTAAAAAGCAAGGATATTGATATGAACATTAAAGAATTAGCCGCTGAAGTTAAGACAATTAAAGACAATCATCTTGCACACATGCAACAGGACATTGACAACATCGAAAAACGATTAGAAAAGATGGACAGCCGAGTATGGGCTATTCTCATCTTGTTAGTTGGTGCCGTGGTATTGCCCGCTGTTGTAAACTTTATCGCAACTTTTAGCGGCTAATTCATTCATTTTCTAGGCAGATAAGTCATTTGTCTATAAATAATAAACCAAAGGCACAGGGTGTGTCTTTAAAAAAAATACTCTTATGAGGCGAGGTAACAATGACCGATACAACATTGGCAAACGACATGGGAACTGATCCCGCAGGCGAAACTGCAAGTCAGGCACAGGCAGTTAAGACATTTACGCAAGATGAAGTCAACTCAATATTGGCTCGCACTAAATCTCAATTAGAGAAGAAGTATGCCAGCAAGTATGAAGACCTAGGTGATCCTGAAGAGCTACGTAACATCAAAAGTGATTATGAAAAGCGTCAACAGGAACAACAGATCAAGCGTGGAGAGTTTGAAAAGACTCTACAAGAAATGGCTGCTAAAAAGGATGCTGAAATCCAAAAGAGAGATTCAGTCATCAAAGAATACAAGGTTAATGTTCCTTTATTAAGTGCCGCGGCCAAGTTCAATGCTGTAAATGCTGAACAGGTCAAAGCCTTGCTAGCACAGAACGTTAGATTGAATTCTGAAGGTGATGTAGAAGTAGTAGATGAGAAAGGCTCAGTCAGATACAACGACAAGGGTGAACCTGTTGCTGTTGAAGAATTAGTGCGCGGCTTCCTTGATTCGAATCCGCACTTTAAGATGGCCTCACCGTCAACTACCAATACTAGAACAAATATCTCTAGTGGATCAGCGGAAAAGTTGGATATCTCAAAATTAAACATGAGCAATCCAGAACACCGTAAGATTTACTCACAACATCGTAAATCTTTAGGTTTAGCCTAACATTATAAGGAAAATATATCATGGCCGGTTCAACAACCACAACACTAAATGACCTGTTACCTAGCATTGTTGCAGAAGCAATGTTCGTAGCAAACGAGCGCAGTATCATGCGTGGTCTCGTTAAGAATTACACTTTGGCTCCTGGTCAAGGTAAGACAGTTACTGTTCCTGTGTATCCACAGATTTCAGCAGCCGCTATCACTGAAGGTGATATCATCAGCAACACTGAAGTATCTACAAGTGGTGCAACATTGACAGTGGCAACCAACGCTATCCGCACTATGGTTACTGACTTGTCAGTTGCTGGTTCAGCAAGCAACGTAGTAGCCGACCTAGGCCGTTTATTCGGTGAAGGTATTGCTCGTAAGATTGACAAAGACTTGACAGCATTGTTCGCTAGCTTCTCTAATGGTGTAGGCGACTACACAGGCCAAGTTACAGCCGCAAGCATTTTCAACTCAGTTGCAAAATTGCGCGGTGCTGGCGTTAGCTTAGATGGTATGGTTTGTGTATTGCACCCAGAAGTCGCTTATGACTTGAAGGCTGCATTGACATTGGGCGGAAGCACTGCTGCATTCTCTATGGGTGCTTACAGTGAAGTTGGTAATGAAGCCATGCGTGAAGGCTTCGTTATGAAATTAGCTGGAATTCCTGTCTATGAAACAAGTAACATTGACTATGTTACTAACGCTGGTGACTTCCCAGGTGCCGTGTTCCACAGAGACGCATTAGGTCTCGCTATGATTGGTGATGTAACCATCGAAACTGCTCGTCGTATTGACTACTTGTCTACAGAAGTTGTAGCAGCTTGTCACTACGGTGTTGGCGAACTTCAAGACAGCCTAGGCCGTTATTTGAAGTTTGACGCTAGCATCTAATAGGAGACAGGAATGGCTTTCGTAACTGAAAACTCGACAGTAGTCAGCTTTGCTGAATACTCAGACGTCCTACAACAGGATCAACGCTTGTTTGAAGTAAATGAAGGCCTTTCTGATGATGTAGTTGAACCACTCTTGGTTCGTGCTACTGATCGTATATTGACCAAACTGAGAACCAGTGCATGGTGGAGAAGTTACTTTAGAGATCGCAATACTAGTGTTGCAATCAATACTGTAGCAGACATACCAGCACTGAATCCTAACTATATCAAACTTCGTCAAAGCGACTTCACTGAACTCTGTGTCTATGTTGCACTAGCAGACTATATTTTGCCCAGCATTGCTGACTTCTCTAATCAAGAAACAGCAGAGCGTCAAAAGATGGGCTACTATACCAACAGAGCCGATGCACTATTCAGTGAACTAGTTGAAGCAGGAGATTGGTATGATTTTGATAACTCAGGAACGGTTACTAGCTCAGAACGCACACCAGGATTGATAAACTTGAAGAGAGTAAGATGAGACAACTACTAATTGATTATATTGGAACTCAAAACTTAGGTGCATTTATCCTAAGTCAAGAGTTACCTTATTCCAGTTCAGGAGTTCCCCTGTATCAAAAGAACGCCAAAAGAATCTATGTGGATCGCACAGAGTTTACTAATGAGCCTCTTATTGTTACTTTGGATGGAGTTCAAGTCGATTCTGAAATTGCATCAGTTCGTGTCTACTTTGCATCAGATGCTAAACAATTACCCCCTAACTATGACACAGTGGTCACAAGTTTAAGAGCAGCCAAAGATTATTCTGCAATTACTGGCGTAACCCGTCGTGACTGTGTGATATCAACTACTTTTGAAGAAGACCTACTGATTACAGAGTTAGAATTTCGATTCACAACAATTATATAAAGGAGCCAACATGGCATACATTTCACCAGGACCAGGCACAGCAAGTCAAATTGTTTTATCAATTGACACTGTGTCAGCATCCACAATCACAGGAGATCCTCCAACGGCAATCGCTCTTGGAGCATCAGCACTTACTGTTCCAGCCATTCAGGATGTTACAGTTAATGCAGCCAATGACGTATTCACATGGAGTCAACTAGACTCTACAGCCAAGCAACAAATTGCTACAACTTCAACAAATTCATTGTCTATGAACATTGTTGTTGATGACGCAAGTTTCTTTGGCACTACACTTGCTGCTGCTCAAAGCGGCACTATTGCTGAACAAGGTTTGTTAGGCTGTAGCCGTAACAAGACTTTTATTGCTTTTACTCTTAAGATGCGTGAAAACTCATCTACAGACAGAGTTTTAAAAGGTCGAGGTTACATTACAGGTCTTGCACCAACTTTATCAGCAGACGCACCAGTATGGGTATCACCAATAACTATCACAGTGACTGGCGAATACCTAGTGGCAACATCCTAATTAAACCTAGGTAATGCAAATAGGGTCTTTTATGGCCCTATTTTCATTTCAGCACTAAATATCACTGTAAGGAAGATTAATGGACATACTAGATTCAAAGTCAGACGATGAACTGCTGATTAGTTTATTAGCAGAACTTGCCAAGGCTCGTAATGAAGTGGCCTGTGCCCAAAGAGATCTTAACAAGGCTAATAGTAGGATAGGTTTCCTATTAGTTGTAGCCAACACACTGATTGAAAGAACAAAGGATTAAAAGATATGAAAAATATTAGCGAATTTGCTAAAAAACCCAAACTTGAAAAGTTAGAAATCATCGACCCTGATCTCATTAAGAATTATGGCGGTGAACCCATTTCATTTTGCATTATGGATGAAATGGATATCAGCACCTATTTTAACTTTTATAGACTACAGCAGAGTGAAGATGGTAATCTTCTAAATGAATTGCTGCGTAAATTAATCTTAAAAGATGATGGTAAACCTGCGCTGGGTCCGGATGAAGTTTTTCCAGTAGATATCACTCTTGCTATTTTGGTGAGGATTAATGATTTTTTGGGAAAATCAAAACCCAAGACATCGACACCAGCGACTGGCGAACAGTTGAATTAATTACCATAGGAGCATTGGCAAAAACATATGGGCAACTACCAAGTTATGTTAGAGACACTGCTTCGACCTACGATGTAATGGTTATGGATTTAATGATGTCTTGGGAAAATAAAAAATATGATGAAGCAAATGGAATTAAGTCTGTTCCTAAGTTAAGTCAAGAAACTATGTTAGATATGCTGAAGCGAGCGAAGGAGTCATAATGGCCAACGAAATTGCAAATAGATTAAAACAGATTGAACAAAGTTTAGATCAAAAAAAACTATTGGATGTTGCTTTTAATCATTTCAAATCTATTACGCCCGTTGACTCAGGTAATGCAAAAAGAAACACACGTAAGCAAGGCAGTGATAGCATACATGCTGATTATGCCTACGCTGGTAGATTAAATCGGGGTTGGAGTAGTCAAGCCAATGATGGTATGAGTAAACCAACTATAGATCATATACAACAATACATTAGAAATGTATTAAAATAAGGAAGCGAGCGATGGCTACAACAGTAGAAGATGTAAAACTAAGAATAACCGTTGAAGGTGAAGGCAAGATCAAATCTGTTAGTGCAGATATAGGTAACCTTAAAAAAGACATAACTGATCTCAGTCAAGTAGGCGGACCATTGGGTAATACTATTAATGGCATTATTGGTAAACTAGGACCACTAGGCGTTGCTGCTAGTTTGGCAGCAACAGCATTTGCTGCCTTAGGTGGCAAAGCATTACAGATTGCTGGTGATCTGAGCGATATTTCAGGAGCCACTGGCATTGCCACTGGCCAAATACAAAATTTTCAAACAAGTCTTATTGCTGCTGGCGGCAAAGCAGAAGATACTAGAATAATATTATCTAAGTTAAATCAAAGTGTTCAAGAAGCAGCTGGCGGTAATGAAAAACTACAACAGGCATTTAGAGACTTAGGTGTATTTGTTACAGATGCTAATGGTAAGATTCGTCCAACAGGTGCTATACTACAAGACATTACAGAAAAAGCACAGCGTGGTGAAATTACACAACAGGCTTATGCAGCTGCTGTAGATATTCTTGGTAAAAATATTAATAAACTTGAGTTATCAAAATTAAGTGCATTGCGAGATCCTGTTGCTGATGAGGACATTAAAAAACTTGATGCTTACAATGACGCAATTGACCGCATTCGTGACAGACTATCAAGAACACTTATTACTTTCTTTGGTAGCGTTGCTGAGCAGGCTGAAAAAGCATTTACAGCTATAGACGCTTATGAAAAGAAAAGACAAGATACTGAAGCAGAATTAAACAAAAAAGGTTTAACATCAAGACCAGCAACTGCTCCAGGGCAACCATTATTTTCAAACGAGCCTGGAGCAGTAAATTTGCCTGACTGGATGCAGCGTCAAATGACCGCTGAAGAAAAAGCATTTTTAGCACAACGACAGAGATATGCCGAACAAGAAAAACTAATGGCTGGTTATAGAACACGTGCTGGGGCTGAAGGCGCACGTGACGGTGACGCTGGTGGATTTGGTGCAACTCCAGAAGCCACACTTAAAGCCATTGCCGAAAGTGAAAAACGTATTGCACAGAGTAGAATTGAAAGTAATAAACTTATAGCACTAAAAGGCGCCAATGATATAGTGGCTGTGGAAGTTAATGCCCGTGCTGAATTACTCAAAGCCATTTCAGAAATTAACAGCAAAGAAAAGATTAGTCAAGAACAAAAAGATTTAGAAATTGCAGCCAAGACCAAAGAGATTAATTTAAAATCTGTTAATGACGTTGCTAAACTAAGACTGCAACAGAATGCCAAAATTTACAGTGAACTAGAAGCACAGCGTCAAAAATCTAATGATGAATTGGCTGCCGAAGATAAAAGAATCAATGACATTATTGAAAGTTCTAGACAATTAAATGTTGAACAAAACAATCAAATAGACAGTCAAAAACGTAAAAATAAATTCTTGTCAGATAACCTAACAGCCACCGATAGAGAAAGAGCCAATGCACAAGCATTGTTTGATTTAGAAGAACAAAGAATAACTTTATTAAAACAAGTTGCTAATATTAAAGACTTGCCTTATGCTGAAAGACTACAAAAAGAATTTGAAATCAATCAACAGATTGATGCAAGAGTAGGTCTAACACAACAACAACAAGAATTAGATATCAGAGGACAAGAAAATTTTAACATAGGCTGGAGCAAGGCCTATAATCAGTATTTAGAAAACACAAGAAATGCTGCAAATACCGCAGCATCATTGTTCCAAACATTGACCACAGGCTTTGAAGATGCTTGGGTTAAGTTTGTAAAAACTGGTAAACTAAGTTTTAAAGATCTAGTCAACACTATGATTGCCGAAATGGCACGTGCTCAGGCTAGAAACTTATTTGCTTCATTATTTGGTCCTGTTGGGTCAAATAATAATCTATCTGGACCTGCAAGTGCAGCATTATTGGGATTGCCAGGATATGCTGCTGGCGGTATGATTCCAGCAAACCAATTGTCAGTAGTAGGTGAAAAAGGTCCAGAATTGTTTATTCCAAAAACTAGTGGAACCATTTTGCCTAACAACATGTTATCTTCTGGATCGCCTGCAGGATTAGGTAATACATCTGTGACCTATAACATCAATGCAGTAGATGCAATGAGTTTCAAATCAATGATAGCCAGAGATCCAAGTTTTATACATGCTGTGGCCATGCAAGGTGCTAAAGGCACACCAGGGAGATATTAATGAGCTTTCAATGGATTATAGATTATGCTGAATCAATCAGCATAGAAAACAAAAGAATTGCTGCCAGTTCAATAACACGCAGTGGCATTGTTCGTGCTGTGAGTCGAGGCAACCCAGCATGGAAATTTACTGTAAAACTACCAGATGGTATTCCATGGCAAGAGATTCGTGGATACATTGCTGATTCAGCATATTATGGCACTGTTACCAGCCGAACTATTCAATTCAATACCAGTGGTCAAAGTTGGCTGGCCAAATATCAAGGTGATTCGGTCAACTCTACTGGCTTTGTTTGTAATTTTAGCACAGGTGCTACTGCGTTAACTTTGACCACAAGTCCAACTACCAGCAGTGGATATAGATTCCGTGCAGGTGATTGGATACAGTTAGGCAGCAGTGGCAAAGTCTACGAAGTGCGAGAAGATGTGGCATTTAACCAAAACAACGTGCCACTCAATAGACCAATCATAGATACTACCGCCAGTGGTGTTAGTTTGCGGGTAGGTCCTAACTGTGTATTCACTGTGATATGCACACAATTTCCTAGTTATAGTTTATTTGCTAGAGATCAAGTAAGTTGGGATTCATCATTTGTATTCAATGAGGTCATGCCCTAATGCCTATTAACTTAACTTCATATACCAATATTGAAAGTGGATTGTTTGTTGAAATCATCTGCAGCAAATATAAAAGTAGCAGCGGTGCTAGTTTTACCACGCAAGCATTGAGATTTTCTGATAGAATGCAGGCATTTACTGTTGCTGGCGAAGTTTATTCAAGCATTGGTCACTTGTTAAGCATAACTGGCACCAGCAGTGAATTGCGTGTTAGTGCCAATGATTTAACTGTCAGCATCAGTGGCATTGCCAGTGACAGTCCCAGTTTACTGCAGATAATCTACAGTAGGTTTAAAGGCAGCACTATCAATATCTATCGAGGTATCATTGACAACAGCACTGGTGCATTGTTAAGCACAAGTGGCAATCCCATAGGCAAGTTCAAAGGTATAATTACCAATTACACCCTAACTGAAGACTTTAATTATGATGGCAGAGTCAGCACCAATACTGTGAGTTTTACCTGTGCCAGTGTAGTAGATGTATTAGAAAGAAAGATCACTGGACGTAGAACCAATCCAGAAAGTGAAAAACAATTATACCCCAGTGATCTATCTATGGATCGTGTGCCAGGATTGGTAGGTAGTTATTTTGACTTTGGAGTTAAAAAATGAGTTTTATAGATGACATTGTAGATCTTGGATCCAGTATCAAAGGCTTTCTCGGTGGAAATTCAATAGGCAGTATATTGACCAAAACTGTGGTCTCTGGATTGGTATTGAATCAAGTTAGTAAAAGTATCAATAGAGACAGTAATAAAGATACACCCGCCACAAGACAACAAGTAGATCCAGATCCTAAAAACAAAGTGCCTGTGGTCTATGGACGAGCACTAATAGGTGGGCTGGTCACTGATGCTGTGTTAGACAGCAATAATACCACAATGTATTTTGTGTTTACACTCAGCGAAGTAACAGGTAATCTAAATCTAGGTGCAGGATCAGCCAGTGAAATACAATTTGAAGATGTCTATTGGAATGATCAAAAATTGATATTTCAAAGTGATGGCATCACTGTAGACTATGGCTGTGATGTCAATGGCGGTGAAGCCAATACCAAACTCAACGGACTAATTCGAGTCTACTGCTACAAAAATGGCAGTGCCAATCCAGTTGTGCCCATATACTACACCAATGCTGCATTGGATCCGGCTTATAGTGTTATGCCAAATTGGACCAGCAATCACACCATGGATAATCTAGCATTTGCCATTGTGCGTATTGACTATGACAAAGAAAAAGATGTTACCAGCCTAGGTGAATTTAAATTTAGACTAAACAACACAATGTATCAAGCAGGTGACTGCTTATATGATTACATGACCAATACTAGATATGGTGCTGGCATTGCTTCTGGGGAGATCTACGCATCATGAATAGTCTAAGCGAATTAAATGCATTTTCAGCCACAGCATTAGATGTCACAGACAGCAGAGGCAGCAAGGTCATATTTGATCGTGTTGCTCCGCTACAACCATTGTCGCAAGTTCTTAATATTACAACAACAACTGTGGCAGTAGATCCTGGCATTGAAATTGTTGAAATTATTAATTATGCCACTGCCAATGTTCGTTACCGAGTGACTATTCAAACTGGCGGATCACCACTGCTTACTGGCAGTTCAGTTACTTGGGGAGCAATACCCACAAGTTTATTGCTGACTACTGCTGGCGATGAATACACAATTTCCGGAATAGTTACCATTGCTGAATGGGATGCTGTTAAATCATTTACATGGAATTTACCAGCAAACTTTGCTACTAGACCAAGTTGGTATCTTGATGTTGCTGTAATTTACTATGACAGTGCATTAGGTCAAGATGTTACTGTGGACTGGGAAGTCTATGATGAAGACTTTTATTACATTGCTGAATTATTTGCTGTTGCAAGTATGTCAGCAGTTGTAGGAAACAAAAAACAATTTTCAGCGGCATTGACTAGTCAAAGCAATCTTGATTTTCCTGGCAGTAGAATTGTGCAATTTAACATTGTTATGTCTAGTGTAGCCAGTATATTAGTTAGTGGCTTAGATCTTGATTTAGGTCAAGCATTTATAACTTCTACTACAAGTTTATCAGTGACTGTTGGTGTTAGAAAAAGATACATTGCAGCCTTGTCTGCTTCAGCCACTATGTCTGTGACCCCTACTTACACATTCATAGTTACTAACTTAACTGCAAGAGGTTATTTGTCCAACACCGGCAATGCTGTGTTTACGTCACCTAATACTCCGTTTATTGAAGATTCTGACACTTCGGCAACATTTATTGTTGAATTCACCAGCACTTTGGGAGAATTTGGCACTGGCACTTTTCAAGGAGATGGTGGCAGTCTTGCCACATATACTTACACAGGCACAGCCAGTCAAGTTAATGCATTTTTTCCATCAATATACTTTTGGCCTAACAAAGGTCAATCAGGCAATGGAACATTTACCTACAAGCAATATAAAAACTCAACATTACAAACCACTAGGTCTGTGGTATTAGCCAATGTTGGTGACTATGGAGTGCCTACTCAATTATACACTTATTCAACTGTTGGAACATTTACATTTAGTCCAACTTACAGACAACAAAAATATTCAGTTATGGATTATCTAGTTGTTGGCGCTGGTGCTGCCGGAAGCGGCTTTGGTTCATTAAGTAGTGGAGGTGGCGGAGGTGGCGGCGCTGTTAATTATTTGACTAATCAAACTATTAGTAATTCGTCATACAGCGTAATTGTTGGTCAAGGCGGAGCACAAAATGGTGCCGGCAGTGGTGTTGGCGGTGCCGGTGGCCTTAGTAGATTTGGCAGCACAGACAGCAATGGAGGCAGTGCTGGCGGAACTGGAGAAAATTCAGTAGGTGGTAATAATGGATATCTATATCTGGGTGGTGAAGATGCGCAAGGTGCACAAAATGGTGGTGCTACATCTGTAGGTGGTGGCGGAGGTGGTGGTGCCAGTGCTGCTGGTAGTAATGGCATTGTGGTTGTTGCCAGTGCTAGACGAGATGGCGTATTGATTACTGGCTTTGTAGGCACTGGTGGCAATGGGGGAGCAGGTGTTGCTAACAGCATTTCAGGTTCGAGTCAAACTTATGGCTCAGGTGGTGGTGGTGGAGCAAGACACTGGGACTTAGGCGCATTTGACAGCAGCACTAAACCAGAATCTGCTCGCTTTGGCACTAATGGAGCCGGCACATATGGCCGTGGCGGCCGTGGTGGTGAAACTTATTATATTCGACCAGGAATTATAGTTGTTCAGAATAATGCTCAAGCTGGCATTCAAGGCATTGTCATTATTAAACTACACGCATAAGGAATAAAATGTCAACAATTATATCAAATGTATTTTCAATTAACGGCGTTGTAGACACTAATCAAAGTGTATTGGCCAATATGAATGCCATTGCCAGTGCTGCCGGAGCATGGGTTACCTACGATGTAAGTCAAGGTAAATGGGCAGTGATTATCAATACCACTGGCAGCAGTGTGGCCAGTTTTAATGACAACAACATTATTGGTGGCATCAATGTAAATTCTACAGGTCTTAATGAATTATACAACAGTGTAGAAATTGAATTTCCTCACGCAGACCTCATTGATCAACGTGATTATATTAGATTTGACATTGATGCAGGTGAGCGTTACCCTAACGAAACAGATAACACACTGACAATAAACAGTGATCTAATTAATGATCCTATACAAGCAGAACTTATTGCTGCCAGAGAACTTAAACAAAGTCGCATTGACAAAGTTATCAATTTTAAAACTGACTATAGTAAAATAGATCTCAAAGCCGGAGATCTAATTGCTGTTACCAGCAGCCAATATGAATTTAGTTCTAAAGTATTTAGAGTTATTAAAATTAGTGAAGAAGATCAAGATGATGGTGGATTAATCATTGACATTACAGCATTAGAATACAGTGCTGACGTGTATTCTACTGCTAGTTTGACTAGAACTGTTAGAACACCAATTACCATCAAGCCAAGAACCAACAACACTGCCTTAGATACTAAAGATGACATTGATCAAGGTGAAGCAATATTGAGATTGCTGGGCACTTCTTTGGTTACCAATTTGCTTAGTGCTGCCTTTAGTAAAAATCCACTAACTGGTAAAGTTTCACAAATTCTAAGTCCCAAAGATGCCACAGTAGAGAGTAATTTGATCACTGCTGCCACAGGTGACAAAGGTGTTGCACTGAGAAGTTTAAAAAGACCTGGAGTTCTTTTTACTGGTCCTAGCGAAATATGTGAAGGCAGCACCCTGACATTAACATTAGAATTAGACTGCAGTGATTGTTTGTTTGATCCTATGACCTATAATTACACCATTACAGGTGTGCAAGCAGCCGATACATCATTTCCGTTAACTGGCACTGTAACAGTTCCTGGCACAATGTCAATACCAATTGCGTCAGATGCTGACACTGGCAACGAAACATTAACAGTTACCATTGGCAGTTCTAGCAAAGCTGTCAGCATCTATAATCGACTAACCTATACCTATGCTACCACAGCCAGTCCAACTAGCATCACTGAAGGTGCAAGTTCAACTGTTACATTGACTACCACAGGAGTTGCCAATGGCACGTCAGTTCCTTATGTTATATCAGGTGCTGGCACAGGGCGTGTATCTACAGCGTTAACTGGCACAGTCACAGTAAATTCTAATTCAGCAACATTGGTTGTTGCCACCACAGATGATGCTGTGTTTACTGGTCCTCAATCAGTGACAGTGACTTTTACTCCGCCTGACACTGACTACTGTAATCAATTAGATACCACAGCAGCCATTAATATATTAGACAATGAGTCCGAAAGTTTTTGTGAAACCATAGAGATTCCTGTAGTTTGGTGCCCAGCATACAACACAACAGGTCAAGTTAAAGGGCTATCTGTGGTAAAAACAGCCATTGTGCAAGCACCTGTAAGTGGAGGTGCTACAGTTACAGTGCCATTGACTGTGAGTGTTACTGCTGGCAGTCCTTCAACAGTGACAGTATTGACCACAGCCAGCATAGATGCTACTGCTAACAAGCCTGGTCAAGATTTCAAAGTTATTACTGCCTTTAACACAATACCTGCTAATGGAGTAGTCACAGGCACTATTACCACAGTCACAGGATACTGACATGTCTAGTTGTTGCAACAATCAAGAAGTCATTGTTCAAAGTTATGATGCAGAAATAGATTTTTTATTAAACAAAGAAAGTCAAAGCCAAAAGCGCATGGCAGTTTGTCAATCCTGTCCCGAACTTGGCTTATTGAATCGTTGTAGGCAGTGTGGTTGTTTTATGAATATCAAGACACGCATCTATTCATCAACTTGCCCTTTAGGCAAATGGTAATCTTTTTTTACCTTTTTTCAGTGATTTTTTAGGTTTGCACTAAATACTCAGTGAGAAAGGTTTTCACAACAGACAACCATATGTTGTCTGAACGACAACATATTAACCCAAAGGAGACATCAATATGTCAGCAGCAAGTAATTATTTAGAGAACAAACTATTAGACCACACGTTAAAGTATGGCACCGCACCTTACACTGGTGCAAGCACAATCTATTTGGCATTGTTTAACAATACCAGTGGTTCAACAGCCGCTAACTTAGAAGCCGGCACGCTAACTGATGAAACATCAACATCAGGCACAGCCTACAGCCGTAAGGCAGTGACATTTGCAGCAGCAAGTTCTGGCAGTTCAGCCACCAACGCCACTGTGACATTTGACGCAGCCACAGCCAACTGGGGCACTATCACTCACGTGGCAGTCATGGATGGCGCTACTGCTGGTGCTGGTAACGTATTGTTTTGGGGTGCAGTAACAACATCCAAGACCATTGAAACTGGTGACACATTCCAAGTAACTTCAGGTAACTTGACAATCAGCTTGGCCTAATAGCCACTGACAGGGACTGGGGCTTAGGCCCCTTTTCTGCTGACAAAACCCAGCATGGAGAACTTGGACTCTTTCTATGTTGTAGAACAAACTTAAAGTGGAGCAAGTCACATGGCAACAATATACACAAGAGCAGGCAAAGGCTCAGCATTAACCTGGACCGAAGGTGATGCAAACGTAACCAATCTCAACACGGCTAAAATAGAAAATGTAGTAGAAGATACTACACCACAACTTGGTGGCAATCTTGATGTGCAGGCCAGAACTATCTTTACCAGCGGCACAGATCAAACTATTGAAATTGCACCCAGTGGCACAGGATTTTTGCGTGTAGGCGATGGAAGTTTGCCTGGTAAAATTACCAGCAAAGGTGCTAAAAATCTAGCACTCAGCACCAATGACAACACTGACAGTGGCATGATTGTGATCAATCAAGGTGTTGACGCCAACATTGCTTTATTGCCCAATGGCACAGGACGTGTGGCCATAAGTGGAAATTATGTGTTGCCTCAAACAGCACCTACTGCAGGGCAAGTGTTGACTGCCACAGACACATTTACCACTGCATTTGCTACACCTACTGTGGCAGTGTCAACAGGCATTAGTGGATTGGGCACAGGTGTTGCTACAGCACTGGCAGTAAACACAGGATCAGCAGGAGCACCTGTATTGTTTAATGGTGCCTTAGGCACACCAAGTTCAGGCACAGTTACTAACCTAACTGGAACTGCTTCAATAAACATCAACGGCACTGTGGGTGCTACTACCGCAGCCGCAGGCACATTTACCACACTATCAGCACTTACTGGTGGAGGGCTTGCCTCTTTAACCGTCGCAGGCGGCAGCGTGACTATTGGTTATCCAAACGCAGGAAACGGTAATCCAAGACTATTTTTACCTGTTGCGGCTGGCAATGGAACATTGGAAAATGTGAATGTAGGGGCTACTTGGCCCGGCACAGGAGCATTTACCACACTATCAGCATCAAACAGCGTGAGTTTTTCACCAAGTGGTGCTATCACTTTAAACCCAACCACTGCTGGCACAATTAACAATATGTCAATTGGTGCTACGACAGCATCAACAGGCCGCTTTAGCACATTAACAGCCACTGGCACAACTACCCTGGCAACTAGTTTAACTGGTTTACTAAAGGCCGCAAGTGGTGTAGTGTCAGCAGCCACAGCAGGAACTGACTATGTTGCGGTGGGCGGTGCATTAGGAACACCTTCAAGTGGAACCGTAACTAACTTAACTGGCACAGCATCAATCAATATCAACGGCACTGTGGGTGCTACTACAAAAGCCGCCGGCACATTTACCACAATGACTGCTGACACCGCAGTGTTAGATGATATTCGTGAAACAGTTTATGCCATTGGTAACAGTGGTGCTTCAACATTAACTCCTAATGCTGCCAACGGATCAATACAGACTATCACTGCCACTGGCAACTTTACATTGTCAGCATTTACCAGTCCAGTAAGTGGGCAGACAATCACATTCATCATCACACAAGATGGCACTGGTTCAAGAACACTAACATCAACAATGAAGTTTGCTGGCGGATCAAAGACTTTAACTACCACAGCCAACGCTATTGACATACTGACTGTGAGTTACATTGGCACTACCTACTACGCAAGTTTATCAAAGGCCTTCGCATAATGTTTGGCGCAGCAAGATTAAACACATTGGCCAAGGCGGCTGCCGCTCCTGCAGTTACAGTGTCTACTACTAGTTTTACCAATGCAGAATTCAATTGGAATCAGTATCACATTAATCAATTGGCCTATGCTGGACTTGATTCTAGTTCACGCCCTGTGTTTGGTTTTGCCACCAAAGATGTGACCAGCACATATCCCACATTTACCTTGTTTAGAGTTAACAGTGATTTGACCATTACACAAGGTAGCAAAAACACTATTACTGCTGCGGCTACTGATAATTCGCCAGTGGCTACTATAGACACTGACAATGGTTATGGTTATGTTACCTATACTAAAACACCAGGTGGTGGTGCTTATGCCAAAACATTTACCATTGACAAAGACGCATTATCAATTGGCACTGCTGGCACTGAAGTCACATTGTTTTCAACCACAGACGCAGGATTTGTATCATCCACGTATCTTGGTAATGGTCGCGTTGCACATTTCCATCGTCGTGGCGGTCAAGTTTCAGCAATAAAATATACCACTAGAAGCGGCACTACTCTCACAGTCAGCACTAATGAAATTAACGATGGTCTAGGAAGTAGTCAAGTATATCATGAAATCCGTGCGTTTAATCGCAGTTCAGATCTATACCGATTGATGCATGTGTCAGTCAACGGTCCCCCGCAAGCGGCTGCATCATATTTCAACAGCACCAGTGCCAGCACAGGCAGCAGTTTAACTACATACAGTTGGAGTTTAGGTGGCGGCATTCAGCATAGAAATATTGTGAGACTCAAAGCCGCAGACAAATTTATGATTTTGGCTAAAGGACCATCAGCCGCACAAGTGGCTGCCGGCACTGTGACTTGGCCTGCGTCAGGCACCACTGCGCCTACTATTGCTCAAGGTGCAGTATTGTCATTGACCGATTTGCCCAATGGCAATCTCTATGCCGCAGTAGACGGATTTGCCAACGACGAAGCATACATTTTGTATAAAAAGAATTCGGACAGTTTGTTTTATTGGCGCAAAATCACAGCCAGCACTAACACACTGACAGAAGGCAGTGCCAATTTAATCAGTATTGGCAGTGCCAACACCACAGGTGCTTTTGTAGCCAACAGTGTGCAGGCATTTAGTAAAAAATATATTGTGGCTGTGGCAGACAATTCAGCCAGCGTCAATCCAGATATCATAGTAGCGGAAGTCACGTAACAAGTATAAGACCAAGGATTAAACAATGAGCCAAACTAATAGCGATTTACTCTATATAGATGATGACTACCTAACGCCGGATTGGTATTATGTCTACATAGCCAATGGCGCTATGGCAGTCACTGGGGCATTTACTCCAACAGTCACTATTGGTTATCAAATAAACTCATTTGCTGTGCTTGACTCAGTGGCCACAATGAATGTGGCTGCTGAAAAGACAGTAGCAGCCACAGCCACGGTTAACAGTGCTGCGACCACAACTGCCGTTGCCACAAGAATACAAGAAGGCACTGTGACTATCACAGGTGCGTTTGCTGTAGAAGTCACAGCCAATGTGTATAAACTGCAAAGTGGAGAAGCCGCATTCTCTAGTGTGGGCACATTTACTGTTGATGCTGTGGCCAATAGAAGTGCCAGCATTGCCCTTGCTACGATTATCAGTCAAAGTCTAACTGCAGATAAGTTACGTGATTTTGCAGCCAACATCGCTGGATCATTCACACAATCCACCTCTGCTT